ATGAAATTAGAAGCATTATTTGATTTGGATCCCAACGTGAAAGTGCGCACCCGTTTTGCACCGAGTCCAACCGGTTATTTGCACGTTGGCGGCGCACGCACCGCACTTTATTCCTGGTTATACGCCAAACACAATCACGGTGAATTTGTGTTGCGTATTGAAGATACCGATTTGGAGCGTTCCACACCGGAAGCCACACAGGCGATTTTAGAAGCGATGGAATGGTTAGATTTGGCTTGGGAGCACGGTCCATACTATCAAACTAAGCGCTTTGACCGTTATAACCAAGTGATCGATCAAATGATTGAACAGGGTTTGGCATACCGTTGTTACTGTACGAAAGAACGTTTGGAAACATTACGTCATACACAAGAACAAAATAAAGAAAAACCGCGTTATGACCGCCATTGCTTGCATAAACACGCCGAACATTCTGCCGATGAACCACACGTGGTGCGTTTTAAGAACCCAACAGAGGGTTCTGTGGTATTTGATGACGCGGTACGTGGACGCATTGAAATCAGCAACAGCGAATTGGATGACTTGATTATTCGTCGTACCGATGGCTCACCGACTTATAACTTCTGCGTGGTGGTGGACGATTGGGATATGGGCATTACTCACGTTGTACGCGGTGAAGACCATATTAATAACACCCCGCGTCAAATTAACATTTTGAAAGCCCTTGGCGCGCCGATTCCGGTGTATGCGCACGTTTCTATGATTAACGGGGGCGATGGTCAAAAACTTTCTAAACGTCACGGCGCAGTCAGCGTGATGCAATATCGTGACGAAGGGTATTTGCCGGAAGCGCTTATCAACTATTTGGTGCGTTTGGGCTGGGGACACGGCGATCAGGAAATTTTCACCCGCCAAGAAATGATTGATTTATTTGATTTACACTCCGTGAGTAAATCTGCCAGTGCCTTTAACACCGAAAAATTATTGTGGTTAAACCATCATTACATTCGTGAATTGCCAGCGGACTACGTCGCGAAACATTTAGCATGGCAATATCAGGATTTAGGCATTGACACGTCTAACGGCCCGGCATTAACGGAAATCATCGCTATGCTGGCGGATCGTTGTAAAACCTTACGTGAAATGGCGCTTGCCAGCCGTTATTTCTTTGAAGAGTTTGAAGCTTTCGATGAAGCCGCAGTGAAAAAACACTTCAAAGCCGGCGCGGTAGAAGCGCTTGAAAAAGTAAAAGAAAAACTGACCGCACTTTCCACTTGGGATTTGCATTCTACGCACGAAGCCATTGAACAAACCGCTGCCGAATTAGAGGTTGGCATGGGTAAAGTCGGTATGCCGTTACGTGTTGCGGTGACCGGTGCAGGGCAATCACCTTCCATGGATGTAACCTTAGTGGGAATCGGACGTGAGCGCGTATTAAGCCGAATTCAACGCGCTATTGATTTTATTCACGGGCAAAATGCTTAAGATTTAATCTGATAGCGACGAATTGAAAATTTAATATTGACAGACAAAGGGGCGGAATTTATCATAGCCGCCACTTACGGGGATATAGCTCAGTTGGGAGAGCGCTTGAATGGCATTCAAGAGGTCGTCGGTTCGATCCCGATTATCTCCACCAAATTTTATAACCTTATCAATTAGTTATTAGTTGGTAAGGTTTTTTCTTTTTGGCATTGTGCCAATTTTGTGTCAAAAAGCTGGACATTGTCCGCGTGGCTTTTTAAATGCTCAATAGACAAGTGAGCATATTTCCGCACTGTATCTGTTTTTGTCCACCCTCCAAGCTCCTGCAATACGTATAACGGCGTTCCGGACATAATGTGCCGCGTTGCCCACGTATGACGCAGATCATGGAATCGGAAGTCTTTTATTCCGGCTCGCTTAAGCGCTTCTCTAAACGCCCTTGTGTTGGCAATTTTTACCGCATTGCCATTATACGTAAACACATTTTCTTTGTGCTTGCCGAATTGTGCTATAATGACTTCAATGGCCTTATCGTTTAACGGAATACCTATGCCATTTCCCGTTTTCGACTGTTCGGAGTTTATCCACGCCATCTTTTTTGGTAAGTCGATTTGCGACCATTTTAACTGAGTGATATTTGACATTCTCAGCCCGGTTAAAATAGCAAATTGTACGATTGGTTTTAAGTGCTCCGGTAATTCCTGCATGAGCCGAATTTCTTCGTATTCACTTAACCATCGGATACGTCTTTTCGGCTCTGGCAAAAATTTTATTGCCGGGCATTTATCAATCCATTCCCATTCGACTGCTGCTCTTAATACAACTCTTATTTGCTGCAAGACGGCATTAATTGTTCTTGCTTTAACACCCTCTCTCGCTTTTTCGGACTGGATAAACTTAATCAAGTTGCGATCGATTTCTGACAGTTTTTTGTCGCCAAGATATTTATCAAGCCACACTAAACCGTAAATCATATTCCGATCTTGCTTGCGCTTTGGTTTTTCCTCAAGCCATTGCACAACAGCTTCTTGCCAGGAATATTCCGGACGCTCTCCAAGTTTAAAAACTCGCCAGCACTCGTTGTATTCTTTTGAGGCTAGTTGCAACGCTTGATTTTTGTCTAAAGTCCTAGCGCTTCGGCGTATCCGCTCACCATTCGGCGATGTGAACGAGTAGTGCCAGATTTCCCCTCTTTTTTTGAGGGAGATGATTTGACGTGACATATATTCTCCTCATGCCCCGCCACTTGTCCGGAGCGATCTTTATCCTTTTTCACAAACTTTTCAAGTTCGACTGCATCAAATTTCCATCTTCCGCCAATTTTATACCCCGGGATTTCGTCTTTTGCCGCCTTTTCGCGTAAAGTAACTTTGTGCATATTAAGAATTATTGATGCCTTTACGATGCCTATCAGTTCCATATTTACTCCAATAAAAAACCGCCCTTTCGGACGGCTTATTAACAATTAATCCTCTTTATTTCTTTCCGTCAATTTGTACTGACGAAAGAAAGCTTGTGCGGCAAATGCGATTGCAATTCCAGAAAGAACTCCCAAGAAATACATTTTGTTACTCCATTTTATCTAGATAAAACATAATAAAAAGGATGGCTAATGCCACCCCACCTAAAACAATGCCAGCTAACCAACCTGACATTATTGGCCAACCTTAACAAAGGGCACACTTCCGCTTGGTGTCATGGTTGTTGGCAGTACACCATTCCATTTTTCGGCTGCGGTTAAATCCACAAGTTGGCGGTTTTCTTTTAATGCCTCGCCTTTAGCGCGAATAGCGGCCGCTTCCGCCTCGCCGGCTAATCGTACTTTTTCGGCATCGGCTTTGGCTTGGATTACTTCGGCATCGGCTTTGGCTTGTGCGTCAACACGGGCAATTTCTGCTTTTTTCTGCTGAATAATCAAATTGCGTTCTTCGGTTTGGATTGCGACGTTCTTTTGTACGCTTTCTTCCACACGTTTTTCATATTCTTTGTTGAAGTTGATCACGCTTTGAACAGCAGTAATTTCAATAGGATATCCTTTCACCGCCTCTCGGATTTGCGCCGTAATATCGTTGGTTAATTGCGCCCGATTTTCCAACGCCAACTGTGCTGAATAGCGCGAAAAAACGATTTCCAACGCTTGACGACTACGTGGCTCAAGAAGTTGGTTGATCATGTTATCTGTATTGCGGTAGTTTTTGTAAACTGCCACTGGATCGGTTAATTTGAACGTGATGGTTAGCGCCGTGGTGACGGTTTGTGTGTCTCGGGTATAAGCGGAAATGCCCGAGGTAATATCACCAACATCATCAAATTTTCCGATAGTGACTTTTTGCTCACGCGTGCTAAATACAACATCATCTTCAAGCCAACTGCGCCAGTGTAACCCTGCCGATTTCGTTTCTTGAATTTCGCCATAGCGGGTCACTAAGCCAATTTCCCCTTCGTCAACCGAAAATGGCGAGCAGGCAGATAATGACGCGGCGATAGTACTTGCGACCACAACATGAATGATTGATTTTTTCATTTTTTCTTTTTCCTCTTTGTTGTTGATAGAAATAAAAAACCGCACAAAAGTGCGGTCTAAATTAATCGTCTAAAGCGTTTTTCATGGCATCTAGCCATGCTTTGGCGTCAGATTCGGTGCGAAAATAATTGCCATCTGGAGTAAATTTATCTGAATTTAAAAAACGATTCGCCTTAATAACACAAAGGACATTATTTTCTGTATGTATAAACCAATATTCATCTCCTGGACGCGGCTTAAACGGCTTAGGCAGCGTAACGGTGATTGTGTTGGATTTTGGCGCTAGGGCATCCAGGTATATTTCAGGGCGCCCAAAGTCTTCGCTCCACGCAACATAAGAATCACTTTTCTCACTACCCAATAAGTAACTACCATCTTTAGCTTTGCCGATGATGATATATACATCTTGCCCATCAAGACTAACTTTTAAATCTTCCTGATACGCCTTTTCCAGTACCTGCTCGGATGTTAGTTCGGGCTCTTCCAACATGCCGACAATATCAAATTCGCTTTCGCGTTTTAGCCAGTATTTGCCATCTTTGCTCCAATTACATAAATTGCGCTCATACTCCCCAACAATATAGCTATTGCCATCTTCTGTACCTAATTTGCTAAGACCGACTACATACGCTTTTTGCCCGTTGCGTAACTTCACTGGCGCACCATTCAACGCCTCTTGTAAATCAAACGGTTTCATAAACTCTCCTTAAAAAAAAGACCGCACTTTTGCGGTCGTTGGTTATTCGGTTGGTGGTGGCGGTATTGGTTGTCTGTAGGATATCTCCTCGTACGCATACTCATCCGTATTTAATGTAAAACTCATAAGGGTCTAAATGCGATAAGCCATTATTTTCAAGCCATAGCTCTGTTTCGGATTGCATTGTGGCAAAAAACGCCCCATCAGGCATGTCTATGCACATTTCTTTTACGTGAATTAAGAACCCTTTATATTCTTCAATTTTTTCTTTACTCAGCAACTTGCGTTTACTCATCTTGTATCATCTCCATATAATTAGCTCCTTTAACAAACAACATCCAATGTGTATTATTCAGGCGCCCAGATTTGTGTCCAATTATTGGATTTACACCGATAACCTTTAAAATCTCTTTTACTGTAATTTGAGTTTCGGCCCATTTAAAAATTAGCGTGCCGCCGTCGTCTAATACCCTCATGCACTCGTCAAAACCTCTTTTTAATTGAGTTCGCCAATCCTCGTCAAGCCGCCCGTATTTTTTGACCAGCCAAGATTTGTCACCACCTTTTATTAAGTGAGGTGGGTCGAAAATCGCGCATTTAAATGATTTGTCCGGGTACGGCATATCCGTAAAATCGTGTATAACATCTGGGTTAATTTCGAGATGTCTATCTTTGCCCCTGTCTTTAAATGTAGTTTTTAGCTTGCGATTATCAGCAAATAAAACGTATGGATTTTGTTTGTCAAAATGAAACATCCGCGACCCGCAACAGGCATCTAAAATTGGCTTGTAAGTCATAATTACCTCAAAATAAAAAACGCTCACTTGGAGCGTCTTTTGGGTTGATTAAATACTGTTGTGTTACTTGGTAAATATCCTTAATTAATTCAAGTGGGATATTTGACCGCTCGTTATAGTTTTTTGCAAAATCTCCCCACTGTTGCAATGCTTTTGATTGTTGATCATGCTTTAAATGTAGATTGATATTACTTTTAAATCGAGTTGGCTTTTTAAGTGGATAGCCATAACAGTTGTAGTGAGCTAAATTATCAAACGGTATTGCAAAGCTCAAAATGTCATTAATGTAATGCCAAATACGACTACTGGCCGGATTTTCGATCACATAGACTTTTGGCTTGTACCGCTTAATGATCTCGATTGTATTGTATATACACAACTCACCATTAACTCTATTAAAAAACGAGCGGTCATACTTAAACTGGACGTGTGGTAAATCATAGTCTTTACGGCTCCGCACTGTGAATTTTGATAACTCACGATTAATAGCGCCCGTTTCCTGTTTCCAGCTTGCGTTACCTCCCCACATAGCACTAGCCACAGACCAGCTTTCGCATGGCGGACTGGCTATAATCAAATCGGGTTTTGGTAACTTATCAAGCGTATCAAACAGGATATTATTGCCAAACATCCTTGAATAATCAGCCAAATTCAGGTTGATAAAATGGTCGTTCTTATTTTCGATGTCGATGCCAACGGGGTATATTTCTATTGCATTGCATTGCATTGCATTGCAGCTTGAGTATAGCACCCATTACCACTATCAAATAAAGCCCAAACAACCATTAATCTCTCCATTTTTTGTAATTAATAACCGGCAGAACATTAGTTAGCGGTCGCGGTGTGTTGTGATCTTGCTTTGTGCTAAATTGACTGTTAGCCCACTTGATAAAGTGATTAACATAATTTTGTACTACGCACGGGTAATTAGCCGTTTCAGCTATTCTGATAATGTCGCTTCTCAGCTCGGAATCAAACAACAGCCAGTGTTTTTTAGCGTCATCTATTGCCTGCGTAACGGATGTTGCAAGTCCGTTATTCATTCTCGTGTAAAAATAACATCCGAAAATATCCACGAAGCGGGAATATTTGATGCTGATTTCAATTTCACTCATTCTTCGCACCTAAAAAATACCCACTCCGAAGAGTGGGTGTATTTATTAAATTTCTACCGTACCAATATTTACTTTGATTTCGGTATCTTTTAGCGCATCAGTTAATTTTTCGGCAAATTCTTTCGCGATTGCTTCCTGAATTTGTTCCGCTTTAATCAAACGCGCCACCAATACAGGAGCATTGCCGCCGGTAAGGATTGACAGGCGAAGCGTAAATGCTTGACTATCTAAGCCTTTGTATGTGTGCGTGTTAAACACAAAATACTTCGGTAACTGCAATTTGCTTTTGGCTTCTACGCTTTCCATGGCTGATTTAGATGTCGCAAAGTCGCCGACTTCATGTTCTTCGTTACGCGCATAATCAAGCGTAATTTTGCGCACTGCTTGGACTGCGCTTGTTAAAGGCAATTTGTCTTCATCGTCGGTATAAGCCGTGATGTAATCGCTCCAATCTTCCAGCCATTCGGAAAATTCACGCTGATCGCATTTTGAACCTTGGAAGTCGCATAACGCTTTAAACGCAGCGGTCTTTTCCATTCGTAACACTGCGCGGTGTTGAGCGTGTAACGGCGCTTCACGGCTGCCGACATCAAACACAATTTGGGCACCAAGATTTTTTTCATCAATAAAACATTGTGCGTCTTTCTGCTCGTGCGCTTTCGCGTAAGCAATCAAACTATCAAAGTTATAAGTGTTGAACGTAGCACGGAAGTTATTACGGTGTTTATTGTGCTTTTCAAGCGAATGCACCGCCATGTTTTCCGGCAGAATTGCGATAGGATAATCACTATTTCCGACACGGATGCTTGATAACACTAAGTCTTGGATTTGCTTTAAATTTTGTTCCATTATTGGATCTCCATTTGTTTATTGTTGATAAAAAATTACCGATAATTAATGCGATTAATTAGGGCGTTTTAATGTTGCTTTTTGTTTAAACGCCTGATCGTCACTACCTTGAAACATTGGCATTTGATCTTTATCAGGGGTTACACTTAATGCGCCGCCCTTATGAACAAACATCGGTGTTGCGGTGGTGTCTTCTTCGGCCGACTTACCGCGTTTTGTTGGCTTGACATAACTTAGCTTGTGCTGAATTTGAACTGACGGATTGTCGCTATCAGCTTTCTTTAAGGTAAATTCAATTTTCACCGAACCTTGTTTATCATGCGCCAATACACCTAACGCAACTTCGGAAAGTGCGGTAGCAAGTTTGTTTTCAAAGATTCCAGCGTCTAATTCACCTAAGAATTCATGAACATCTGTTTTAGCCATTTTGTTTTCTCCTGTTTGGATTGATTTTAAGTAATAAAAAAGCCACTATTCGTTAGTGGCTTGTGGTGTTTTGTCTTGTGGAATGTCTGGCAGTCTTGTCCATTCGCCGTTATTTAAATCCCACAATGTCCCATCGTCGCATAATGCTGTTAGTGTATTCGGATCAACGTAATCGTTACCCAAATATCCACGCGTTATTTGTATAATCTTTCTAACCATTTTTATAAACCCTCAATGTGTTTAAAAATTGCGGAATTAATTTGTTAAATGCGGTCATCAGCGCTTGATCACGATGTGCGGTGAAAATGTAAAGCGGCTGTTTTTGGTACTCCGGGCAGTAGCTTACAAAATCCCATGTTTCGTAACCCGTCACCCACAAATTAGCCTGAACTTGGATTATGTATTCAGACGGGACTCCACCCTCTAACAAGTAACGAATGTGCGTACTCATTTTCGGGCATTTAATCTCAAGTCCTTTTTTGAGTTCAGGTATTAGCCCATCAGGACTAACCATTACCTCTTTTTTGTCATCTAAATACACGCCACCAACTTGGGTAACGGAGTTTCCGGTAACAAACTCATAAGCCGATCTAGCAAGTGGCTCAAGTTGATTTCCACGCTCCATAAATTTGGATTTAAATGAGCCGTCCTGTAAGCCAAGAATGCTTTCTTCGATCAGCTCCGCCATATATTTGATTTGTGCGCCTGATTTTTTACCGGTTGCCGTCACAATGTTTTCAAAGCCCGTTGCGGTGGGAATACCTAAACGGGCCTGTAGCCATTCTTCCGAGCCTTGCTCGCAATCAAGTGTTATCAGTCCGTCAATCATAGTGGGACATCTTCTCCGTTATCTTCTTATTGCTTATCAAGGCGACTATTGAGGATTGATATAGCATTGTCGGCTTGCTCTTTTGTCATTTCGGAAATATCCGCATGACCGTATGCCGTAAGTAGCTTTTCCGTGTTTGTACCTGTTGCGTCAATTAAACCGATTAACATTTCTTTCTGTTCTACCGTAATCAACGCCGAAACATCTATCACGTTTTGTTTAGGTGTTACGTTCACTTGGTCACGCTGAGTTTCAACAATTCGATCTGCCTCATCTTGGTCGTAAATGCCGGTAAATCCAAACGCTAACCTCGCACATTGAATCATTGCTTTGTGGCGCAACATTCTTTTTGGATGTGTTTTCCATGGACCCATGTCGCGGTAACACTCACTCATATATTCCGTTACCGAAATCGGCTTTGATCGGTCTTTGCGGTAAATTCTGCAAGTGCATTTTTCATCATCCAAATCAAATTCGATGCCGTCAAAATTTGGGTTTTCATTGAGAATTCGCGCCCAACCATCAACGCCGACAATCGGAACAATACCATTTTGACGGTCGGGAAATGCGTAAATTTCTTTCGTCCACGGATTTAATCCATATTGATTCGCCACGATTAAAAGCGCGGTCATTTGACTGTCATTTACATTGCCCTTGAAAGCGGTATTTTTTAATGTCGCCATCAAGTCGGAACCGTCCGCAATTTCAAATCGTTTAGCCAGTTTGTCTGTCAAATTTTGTAGTGCTGTTGCCATTTCGTTTTATCCTTTAATTCATTTTTTTAAGTGATACATTGTCGCCGTACTGCGCTTTAACTTTACGAGCCAAGGTGATTGCTTGCTCTTGCGTGCCGGTAAATGCAATGCGGATTTCAAAGTTAAATGTTGGCTCGTCAGAAAGTGCGGTCGAATTTTCTTGTGTTTTTTCTACCGCACTTTGTGTTTCTGTTTCGGACGCAACGGCTTGCGCTTCCGCTTTTACCTTAACTTCTTCTTCGGCTTTTGCTTTTAACTCGGCCTCACGCTGTTGTTCGGCATTTACTCGCTCCGCAATAATTGGCCCAAGGTCGTCCGTGCCGGCAACTAATTGCAGCGCATCTCTAAATAAATGCTCATAGGCAACCGGAATCATTTTTAAACGCGCTGTAATTCGAGCGGATTCTTGCGCCAATTCAGCAAGAATTAACGTTTTTTCGGCATTAACTGATTTAACTAACCCATCAAGCTTTCTTTTGTTTTTTGTCGCCTCTTCGAGACGGTTTGTTATCGCTGATTTCGGCATAGTCTTTTCAAGCGCAAGAGAGACCGAGCTTTCGTACTTGCCACGGATTTCCGAAATTTCATCAAGCGCACCATTGATAATGTTTTGCTTAATTTCTGATTCTTTTAGTTTAACCAGTTTGTCACGTGCTAAACGCTCTTGTCTAAACCGCTCCGCAATGTTTTCAGCGGAGGTGATTAATGCCGCAATCTCACCACTTTGTGCCGACTTAATCGCCGCACGGATTTTATCTTCAACCTCTTTCAAAGTTTTGACTTCTTCTTTTGCGGCCGCAAAGTCATCATCTGTTTCAAACTTGCTCGTGAGAGTAGATAAAAATTGGTCAACTTTTTTTTCAAAGTCGGCGATATTACACGACAGCACTTTACTTTCTGTGCTGATAATTAATTCAAATTTTTGTTCTTGTTTTTCCATTTTTAACCTCTGCCGTAGCAATTACTTTTCCAATACTCGCAATCATCGTCCGCCGGCTCTTCGTCATCTTCCGGTGGTTCGTCACGTTGCGGTCGTTCTTCCAGCGATTCGTAATAATCGTCCGGATTATCGAAACTAAACACGCTACCGCGTCTTACTTTTCGCATTTCGTTGTTCCTGTAAAAGTGCGGTCGTTTTTCGTAAGTATTTTTCGGTTCTGGCATCGAGATTCGGTTGCCATTCGCCGTTTTCTTCGATCCATTGTGCTTTTGCTTTCGCAATGGTTTCCGCTCTGATTTGCTCACTTACCTCAACATCGTTGTAATCTGTCGCATATTCGGCGGCGTTAGCAGGGTTGAGCCAAAATAACGCGGTACAACTAAGCGCAAATGCCAAAACTGCGGTAATTAAAGTTTTTAGTGACTGTTTCATTTTTTCGATCTTCGATTAAAGTAAAACCAAAGCCATTGCGGCAGGAAGAAAAGCTACAACAACGATTACAAACAATAAAAAATCAATAACGTTTTTCATTTTTCACCTCAAAAAAAAGCCCTCCGTAAAAGGAGGGCAAACCTAAGGAACCAATTTTATAGGTTGCATAAGTTTTAAGCCTTCATGCTCGGCTAAGAGAATAACCAAAAGTGCGGGTAGTCATCCCAATTGAGTAAGCTCGTCTTGAGCGGTGTCAGCCGTGACTAAATCGGCTCGACCAGTTTAATATCCATATTAAACCCAGATAAGTGTTTGATTCTTTATTTTGCGGCTCAACACTAAAACAAAGCCCATCTTTATTAAGAGTTAAGGTTACATAACGGACTCCTTGTTTTTTATTAATTTAATAACACTTCATTTTCTACACACAAAAATAACAAACAAGAGCCATTTATAATTAATCGTAAGATGTTAAAACCACATCCGGGAAAGTAACCATTTCTTCTAACAATTCTTTAATGGTTTTTTCTATTGCAATAGAGCTTGAGTCTTCCTTGACTGGGTATTTTTTGTTTAAATCAACCTGTCCATAAAGGTTATCCCTTAAAATTTCCTCGCGCTCTTCTTCGGAATAAAACGCATGAAGAATTTCTTCAATGGTTCGCCCCGCGTAAATTTCAGTTTCTTCGTAAACCCAAAATGCTTTTTGCATTTCTCTCACGTCCTTAATTGCGTGATCAATGCACTCAATGTCCCTGCTGTATCGCAAGGTATCAATGATGCCCATAGTATCTACAGAGATTGAGTATTCTCCTGTATCAGCTTCTTTTGCCATGGTTGGTCTGTAATGATTAATGAATTTGATCCGCTTGGCTTGAGTAACCAAGTAATCATATTCGGATTTGGAAATCGTCACATATTCCATGTTTTAACCTCATTTGTTTTATTGTTGCCATTTCAAAGCGCACTCAAGAACATTCCCTTAACCGTGCGCACTCATTAGATCGGTCTGTGTAGAATGCGCTTTGAATTGGTGCCGCGGGAGAGACTCGAACTCAACTATCATCCGGTTATGAGCCGGTTGCTTTTACCTATTAAGCTACCGCGGCAGTTTACCGTCTCTCCGGTATGTCACGCCTTTAGCTAACGTTTGCTGTCTGTCGCTTTCCCATTTTTAACCAACTTGAAAACAGACCAAAAGGTGTGGTTCGGTTTACCTGTCTGTTTCCACTTTCGGCAACTGCACCGTTTTTCACTGGCTTCCACTTGGACAGATATTCAAAACACAGTGTTGCTAAGTAGGTTAGGGCTTTCAATCTAACGACCGCCTAGCACCGTTATGCACTGTGATTCTGTAAGATAAATTGTTAAAGAGCGCTGCCTTTCGGCTTGGTTGTAAAACCTTTATTCAAGCCCTCACCACGAGGGCTTAGTAAAGATTCTTATTGTTTTGTTAGTTGTTCCGCCTTTACCGGGAACCAGTAACAATCGCTGTTCAAGTAAATAAATCGCCCGCCTGAAATATCCTCTTTCTTTTCAAATCCAATTACTTCAAACGGTCCAAATTTGATTCCAAAGTCGTTTTTATAAATAACTCGGTCGCCGACTTTTAAACCGCACTCAATCGGTGCGACTGAGTTAAGTTGTTTTTTCAAATCTTGAAGAGTTATCATTTTGGCTCCTTGTTTTTGTGTATCTCGTTTTGATGTGGCTAAGTATAATTTCGCTTTACGTCAAAGTAAAGTATTTTTATACATAAATATTAAAATAATTGACTTTTAGTATGCAAATAATTGACTTTAAATAAATTTATTTTTTACTACCTGATGATTTTTTAATCAATTAAGAGGTGTACGGAAAGTGCGGTAGGTTTTTAAGATGTTGTAGTAAATTACAGATAATAAAAAACCGCGTCAGTGCGCGGTTTTTTATTATTGGCTATCAAAGATGGTGTTAATATTTTTACAAATTGTAGCGTTTTTAAATAAGGTTCCTAAAACTTTATCCGGGTAGTTATGCTCAATAATATTAAGGAGTTTTTCATAAGTTGCGTTGAATTTTTCCGGAATGTTAAGCGGATCCAAGTTGATTTCGCTTTGCTGAGAAAATTGATGGATGTCAACTTGATTTAGTACAAGAAAGGCTAACATTCTATTTCCGTGAATTAACGTACCGTAAGCCTTTCCACTTCGTTTAGGCAGCGAGGTTACTTTTTCTTGAATAAGTTGCTCAATTTGTCTTAAGCATTTTACAGCAGTGTAAACATACCTCCCTGTGGTGTTCGCATTGAAGATAGTGGAGTAAGGTTGTTTGCTGACATTTTCATAAAACTTACCAATTTCTCTTTTAGCTTGGACAGCTAGTGAGATTTGTTTGGATGCGCAGGCAAGTGCGATAGTCGCCTCAGAAAGATCAAAAGCGTTTTCTGCGCTTCTGAATGTTTCCACTCTAGAAATATTGTATTCAATATTATCAAGAGCAAGTTCTGTTTTTAATCTAATTTGGTGTTCATCAAGTGAAACAAAATCTCTATTCTCAATTCGATTCTGCCTGTTGTTGGCTTTGGTAATATTAATGCCAACATTATCTGGAGCCTTCTCCAGTGAGATGATTTTTATAGGGATCCGAACACTTTCAAGATTAACTCGTTCCTCGTCATCTATTTGTCCGATTGTACTAACAGTTTGTGCGCCATTAACAATATTGGTATTAAGTAGCTGAAATGTGCCAATATCACGATTATTTCCGTTTGCGATGGATTTTTTAACACTGTCTGCAATGAGCGTAATGCCATTATTGTAGAACCAAAACATTTCAGGTGTATGTTGAATGGTCTCTTTAATTTCTTCATTAACATCAGTAAAACCTAACATTTTACGAATATTTTTCGAGAATAGGCGGTTACCGAATTGTTTATACCAAGAATGGACTTCCTCTCCTGAAACAACGCCAAAGACAGCATAGTAAGGGTCTTCCACTTTTCCCCATTGGGTAAGACCTACATCAATGTTGATTGGATCCCCCTCTACACCTTTTGCGAGACTGGCGTGAATTTTAGCCTGGGACAGATAATGAAAAGTCATGATATTTTCTTTTGTTCCATCCCCGGCATCATTGAGTTCATCTACAAGATCTTGTATGGTTCGGTCGTTATGGATACTTAGAGCTTCATCACCCGTATGAATGAGTATCACATCAAACTTTGAATCAAAAGAATTTATCGCACTTTCGATGATATTTTGTTTGTTTTGGACTTTTTGATTAAATCGTTCAAATTGTAAATCTATTAAATCACGGATCCCGTCCGTAAATTTTTTCACATCACCATTGTTAGGTTGTCCACTGCCTTTATGAATCCATTTGGATTGAACAATGACAATTTTCTTATTGTTTGGGGCATAGTAGAATGCATCAATGCCATTATCGTTATAACCATCAACTATTGAATTAGCTGCGTCTATTTCAGAAGTTTGCGCATAGTTCATCACAGCATAAGCAGCAAGATAGCGTGTTAAGCACCGCGATTTTCCCTCCTCTGATTGTGGATCCTGAATATCAGAGATGTCCACTTTATTTCCAAATAATTCTATGATTTTTGTTGCAATTTGTCTTACATGAAGTCTGCTCATTTCATCCCCTCAACAATAAGGTTGCTATAGCCCGTTAAAACCACCTTGCCATACTACGCGACCAATGATTCTATCCTCCTCAAAGGAAAATAAATCAGGGTATTTATTTTTATCTACATTGTCGCTGCTATAGAGCCATGTGCGATCGGCTCCGCGTCGCAGTCTTTTGATGACAGTACCATTTCCGGTTCTAATAATAGCGAAAACAGCGCCTTCTATAGGTGTTGTCTGGGAGAGGTCTAACATTACGGTTGCACCGTTTTCTATTGTTGGGGACATACTGTCGCCCATCGCGTAAATTATGCAGGCGTCTTTTTCGTGTATGCCAAGAGAGGCCAACTGCTTTCTGCTAAATGGCAATCCTCCTGCAATATTTGCCACATCGTCATTTCCATCAAAACCTTGTCCACATTCGGCGCGAGCCTGATACTCTGGGATGATTATAGTATCTTCCTTTTGTGCGCTAGATAATTCAGTCAATTCATTATCTTCAACATGAGGTAGAGGAATTCCCGCCAAAGTAGCCATTTCTAAGATGTTCATAAAACTTGGAGTCGTTCTACCATTTTCCATAGCTGAAACATTTGCTTTAGTCATATTAAGTTTATCAGCTAAGGCTTCTTGAGTAAGTCCTGCCGCATTACGAGCTTTTTTAACCCATTCGCTCAGATTTAGATTAGCCATTTTATCCTCCTTATTGCTTACCGCTCTTATTGTAAAGTTTTATTATACTTTTTAAATATAAAATTACTTTACCTGAATGTATATTTATTTTATACTTAGGTATTATGTTGATATACAAGAGTTATAAGGCATGAATAAAAAACAGATTGCACTAGGAAAAGCGATTGAAAAACTTGGATCACAAGTTGAATTAGCAAAAGCATTAAACGTTACCAGAGCGCAAGTTTGGCAGTGGTTGAATGGCGTTGTACAGGTTTCGGCAGAACGTTGTATTGAGATCGAAAAACTGACAAGTGGCGAGGTGACGTGTGAAGAACTGCGCCCCGATGTCGATTGGGCGGTATTAAGAAACTCAGGGAAACAACAATGCACGCAGAAGAATTTATTGAAAAACAACTCCGCCAAGCCCTGATTCAGGGGGGGGGCAGATCTTGCGTCAATCAATAGCGCAGTGGAGATGTGCTTAAAAGAATATCGTCAACGCAGTTCGTTTAAACCGGATGTGATGACGTATTTATTAGATAAGGCAAAACGTTTTGTAAAAACGTCAAGTACTAAAGGCAAATAAAAACCACGGCGGCAACCGTGGTTCTGTACGAAGGAATTTTTATGAAAACCAAAATACAGCTTTATGATACACAAATTCGCCAAGATGAACAAGGGCGTTTTTGCTTAAATGATTTACATCAAGCAAGTGGTGGTGAAAGTCGTCATCGTCCTGCTTACTGGTTATCAAATCAGCAAACGCAAGAGTTAATCGGCGAAATTTCAAAAGACGGAATTCCGTCTATCCTTACAAAACAAGGACTTGGGACATTCGTAAGTAAAGAACTTGTTTACGCTTACGCAATGTGGATTAGTCCGAAATTCCACTTATACGTTATTCGCACATTTGACAGCTTGGTAAGTCATCAAAAATCGACCGCACTTTTACCACAAAACTACGTCGCAGCATTGCGTGAGTTGGCGGAATCAGTAGAGCGCGAAGAAACCTTAAAACTGGAAAACAAACAGCAAGCCGATCGCATTGAAGCGATGAGTAATTACTTCCGGACGGGAATGACCGCACCTCAATTCGTTAAGAGCTTAAACGGCGTAAATTCGACGCAAATCAATGCATTTTTGCAACAAAAGAATTGGCTTTATAAAGACCAACGTGGTGAATGGCGCGTAACGTCTTATGCTCGCGATCGGTATATGACCGAAGAAACTAGCGAGGTTGTGCCTCACGGAGCGGATCCGATTATCAAGTACAAGCCAACGTTACTTAAAAAAGGCGCAGCGAAACTCTATGAGTGGTACGCAAAAGGGTTGTTGCCGATGAAAGCAACGTGGAACGGCAAATTTATACAAGAGAAGGTGGCGGCATGAGTAACGAATCTAAATTTATTCCTAATTTTTTACAGGTGCCAAATGCTGTTATTGATGAACTACTGCCCGATTTAACCGGAGCGGAATTGAAGTGTTATCTGGTGGTCATCCGAAAAACTAAAGGCTGGAACAAAGAAAGCGACAATATCTCAATCAGTCAGTTTATGAAAGCCACTGGATTAAGCAATAGTGCGGTGATTAAAGCCTGCGAATCTCTTATTAAATACGGTTTATTAGTGAAAGAAAATGGGGCAAGAAATACCGGTGTTTATGCCGTGAATTCTTACTCAAAAATTACCCATGAAGAAAGTTCACAAGTCACCTGTGAAGAAAGTTCACCTGTGAAAAAAGTTCACAGCACCTGTGAAGAAAGTTCACAAGTCACCTGTGAAGAAAGTTCACACACAATAAACAATATTAAAAACACTATACAAAATACAAATAAAAAAACTACGCAAAAAAATTCGCTCGATTTGCTTGCTGAATTCGGAATCGTTGGTCAGCTTGCTGACGACTTCATCACTCACCGCAAAGCCTGTAAAGCACCGATCACCAAAACAGCTCTGGAAGGGTTTCAACGTGAGGCGGATAAGCTCGGTATGCCAATTGCTGAATCTGTTGCATACGCAATCGAACGCGGTTGGCGAGGATTTAAAGCCGAATGGTACAGGCGTGATTTGAACAATCAGTCTGCCGAGCAGATGCCGGCAAATAAACCCAAATTCAGTAACAATCAATCCGGCTGGTCTGCCGGGGTAGAAGTCGAAGTGGACGGTCAGTTATGGAAGTTTTAGCAACACAGAATCAACAAAACCAGTTACCACCGGAACGCGCACAACGAGCCGAAGCTACGATTAACTGGCTTTTTCAAGAACTTAAAAATATTTTTTCAGGGTGGAAATACTCATTTGAAACCGAAGCGGATTTTCTTTCCGCCAAACAAACTTGGTTACGCGTATTGGCGAAAGAAAAAATCACCCGCGCACAGCTGAATAGAGGTTTGAGCAAAGCGGAAGAATCAAAGAGCCAATTTTGGCCAAGTGTTGGATTGTTCGTCTCATGGTGCCATGACGAAGATTATCACGCTTTGGGCTTGCCGACAGCCGAAGAATTAATCCAGCGTTACAAAAACTACATGGGCTATGCGAGATTCAACCAACACGAATTCGAATATCAATCCAGGGCTGAATATTGGGTGCTCAAGACGCTTTACAACCAATACTGGAATAAACCGCTTGATGACACACTGAGAGCCATCCCAAGAATTTTGAACGAAGCTGCCGAAAAAGTGCGGTCGGGATTTGAGTTTGGAAACATCCCGGAAATGATTGAGCAAAAAATCGTAAATCTCCCACAAGAAAAAACATTAGCACACATTGCCAACTGCAAGGCGGCATTAAGAGGACAAGCGGCATGACAGACTTTAACAAAAACACATGGCAAACGCCGAAGTATGTTTTTAACTGGCTAGACAAGCGGTTTGGTTTCGATATTGACGGCTGCGCAAATGAGAAAAATGCGCTGTGCTCGTCTTGGGTTGGTAAAGGTAGCCCGCTGGGTAGTGATTTTTTAGATACAAATACGCCTTACCCTTATCGCAATTTGCGGTTTTATGTCAATCCTCCTTACTCCGATGTTGCGCCATTTTTGAAGGCAGCAAAGGAGTTGAAAGATAAAGGACATTTAGTCGTGATGTTGCTCAACAACGACAAATCTACGCAGTGGTATCAAAACCATATCCATGGTGTGGCAAATGAGGTAATTGATATTGTCGGTGGACGTATTGCATTTATCCACCCGGTGACAAATCAAGAAATCAAAGGCAACAGCAATGGGCAGATGATTGTTGTTTTTGACCCCGCAATGCAAGACTTTGTACAACGTTCCGTGAGTCTTGATTTTATCAAGAAAGTAGGTGGTTACGATGGGAAGTAATTACAAATGCCCTAAATGCGGCGCACCTCTTGAAGATTTATGGGATGGCGAACCGGTAAGTGCGTTTATTGGCGAATGGTCAGAGGATAGATTCCGTTGTAACGGTCATGTAATACACCCGCTGCCATTTCCAACAGCAAATGAGAATTGCAGTATGAATCGCACCAAGTCTTGCGGTTACTTCGGGTTAGAGGATTTAGGCGTGGAGTATAACGATGACTGATAAGCAAACGTTTTTCTTGCGCAACGAGCAAGTGCGGTCGAATTGCCAAGCGTTTATCCAAGATTTACCAACGGACGATAAAAAGCCGTTGGTTATCAAAATCCAACCAATGACACGCAACCTTGAGCAAAATGCGAAATTTCACGCCATGTGCCAAGACGTGGCTAATCAAGCGGAATTTATGGGCCGCAAACTCTCTATGGAGCAGTGGAAAGTCTTATTTATCTCCGGTCACGCTATTGCCACCAATCAAAAAGCAGATGTTGTACCGGGGCTTGAGGGCGAATTTGTAAATATCCGTGAAAGCTCGGCAAAAATGAGCGTATCACGAATGGCAAGCCTAATCGAATATGTCACAGCTTACGGTGTGGCTAACGGGGTTAAATTTAACGATAGATGGGGATTTTACGGACGATGAAAAACATTGATTGGAACTGGATTGCGTATTTAGTTTTTACCGCATTTGTTTTTTGGTTGTTTAATGGTGGTCAAGGATGATTTGGACTCATTATTTTGCGGTATTGGCAGCACTATCACTTACGCCCGTTTTTGTGTTGTTCTGGGCGTTATTTTTTGTCCACGGAAAACACACAAGTAAGATTTTTATCTACTGCCTAACCGGTTGTGTATTAGGTGGCTTAATGTGGATTGCGTTAGGTGTTGGATTGGGATTGACGGTGATTTTGAGATGAGTAATCCAAAAACTAAAACCCTCAAGCCAAAAAAATGCAAGTCATGTGGCATAGAGTTTATCCCCAAAAGCTCTCTCCAAAAAGTCTGCTCACCTAAATGCGCACTTGATTTAACCCGTCAAAACGCACAGGAAGAACGAGATAAGGCAGAAAAGAAAAAGCTGAACGAACGTAAAGCTAAATTAAAAAGCCGTTCAGAATGGCTAAAAGAGGCGCAGGCGACATTTAATAAATTTATCCGGTTACGGGATAAAGACCAACCTTGTATCAGTTGCGGTCGGTATCATCAAGGTAAGTATGATGCAGGGCATTATCGGAGCGTTGGAGCTTGTCCTGAATTGCGGTTCTGTGAACAAAACGTACACAAGCAATGCGCACCCTGTAATGACCACAAGAGCGGAAACATCATTGAGTACCGGATTAATCTCGTCAATAAAATTGGTGCAGATAAAGTGGCTTGGTTGGAGCGACAAGACCACGAGGCGAAAAAGTACACGGTCGAAGATTGCAAAGAAATCATCAAATACTACAAAGCGAAAATTAAAGAGTTAGAGGTGTAAATGCGTAAATTTAGCGAATTGGAATTGACGGGAGAGCAGGAAGAATTTGTTGATGAATGGATGTACAAGTGGGGCGCCTGGGTGCGCTCCGGCAGACTTGATAAGCCAGAGTTAAACATCATCGCTAAATTAATGCAATCAGCAATTCCAGCAGAACCTGGTGAACAGATGTGTGACGATGAAATAGGCTACATGATAAGCCAGATTATAGATAAGTTCTTTGTGAAAAACGATCGCGCTTTACGCTATATTGTGTTCTCGTATTACGTAAACAAAAACACGATCAATCGCATAGCCGTTAAACTGCGTGAAAACTGTGGAGAGATGAAAATGCAGCCGTGCGCCGGTAAGTCAGATATTCGCATTCCGAGCCTTAAAACTATGAAGCGGAACGTTGAAAAAGAATTAAAATTGGCAAAAGCGATAATTCACGAACTGCTTGTAACTGGTTTTGTTATTCTTCGAACTGGACGGCAAAATGCAAAAAATATCAAAATTACATATTGACAAACCTTGTCACCTTGTCCTATCATTTCAATATATGGTGGTCATCGTGTAAGTGATGTTCACCGAATGATTTATTTACAACCCTGATCGGAAACGGTCGGGGTTTTTTATTACCTAATTTCAAGCTCACGTTAACGCGTGGGCTTTTTTATTGCCTGAAACACGGCGGAGAAAACAATGCCGATGAAAGAGCCTGATGTGTGGGCAATGATTATTGCCTGGCTACAATTAAATTTTGGTAACGGGACAATTCACAGTGCCGGCGCCGCAATTTTTATGTCGCTTTTAAGAATGGGATTTATGCGGAAGAAACCTGCATTTCGCTACGTATTTATTGATGCAATGATTTGTGCGTCTATCGCCGGGGTTACCGTGCCGATATGTACACACCTTGTTGGCCATGCGGAATTTTCCGGCTTTCTCGGTACGATGATTGGCTTTATCGGCACCGAGAAGATTCGCGAATTTTTATTTAAATTTATCAACCACCGTGTAAATGACGGTGATATTAGTTATAGACGCAGTAACGGAAGTAAATACGATGATGATAATTTCAGAGAGTAAATTTAATCAGGTTTTCCCGCGTGCAAAAAAAGGCGTTTATGCGGCGATTGAAAAGCAAATCGAAAAAGCCGGCTGTGTAACTAAAATCCAACAAGCGATGTTTTTAGCGCAATGCGGACATGAGAGTGTGGGATTTTCCGTTTTTACCGAAAATCTAAACTACTCCGACTATGCGCTAACTCAATACTTCCGCAAGTATTTTGACCAACTAACTGCCAAAAAATACGCTCGCAAGCCGGAGCAAATTGCCAATCTCGTGTATGCCAACAGAATGGGTAACGGAGATGAAGAAAGTGGCGACGGTTGGCGCTATCGTGGTCGTGGAATTATCCAAATCACCGGCAAGAAAAATTATATCGCTTTTCGCAACTGGTTGGGGCGTGATTTTGCATTACATGAGATGGCGGAAGATTTGGATTTGGCTGTGTCAGCTGCGGTGTGGTACTGGCAGACAAATGAATTGGCAAGTCTAGCAAGCGTTGAAAAGGTTACTGTCCGAATCAATGGCGGTACAAACGGGCTTGCTGACCGAGTGGCGTTATATCGCAAATTAATGGCGTAATTATGATTGGATTAAATCAAATATTAACGGCTGCAATTTTGGGCTTGTGCGGTTGGATTTGGTATCAAAGCGACACTATCTCTGACATCCGTGCCGAAAACCAAGCTCAAGCCCAAACCATCAAAGCACAACAGGAAGTCAACAAAGTCTTAAATGTTGCACTACAACAAGAGCGTGCGGCGGTAATTGAGCAACAACAACGCAACGAAGAAATCGAACGGATGGCAACAGAAAATGCGGAATCAATTAAAACGATTATTAAGACACAACCTTGTGCTAACACTCGTCTGCCTCAGTCTGCTCTTGAGCGCCTGCGGAAGTAACACAACCAAGACGAGCTATATCTACCCTCCTCAAGCCTACACGGTGCCGTGTGCTAAGACAGCATTTACCGGGGAGACTTACGGCGATGTAGTGTTGCAATTAGTCAAGGTAACCGCAGAGCGGGATAAGTGCGCAAGCCAAGTAGATAATCTCAATAAGTGGATTAACCAAACCAAGACCGCCAATTAGTGCGGTCTTTTTGTTATGTATATGCTACATACCTTAGCTATACCTCCGCTCAAGATGTTAAAAATCTCGGGGTTATATCTAAGTTATGTGATGTAAATGTTACAAAATCAAACAGATGACGATAATTCTTTTTGCGATGCAACCGCTAAAAAGTGGCTACGGTCTTTATAATTTGGGTTAGTTGATACACGCTGATCTATACGGTCAAGTAAATGCTGAGGGAGTGTGATATTTATCCGCTGACGCTTACCAAAATAAGCGGTTATATCAACGTCCACCAACAACCAAGTATCGCAAAATTCAAATTCCGGATCTGTTTTATAGTGCGTAAAGCCTTTGTCTTTGATTGTTGATATATCAAAGCCATCGTCTAACATTACTTCAAGCATGCTATGTATTGCGTCTGTTACCATTGGCACAATATCTTCGATGCTATCGGCGGCACTAAAGCAACTGTAACTCTCTGTAAATAAGGCTGGGACAACCATCCCAAACGCTTCATTGTCTTTTTTAGGCGTCTCTACGCCGACTGTAAATAACATATTACCTCCGTTAAAGCTCGGCAGAGCTATTAAAGCCCTGCCGATTTTTTAATGGATTTTAAAGTTCCGATTGGTAAATCTTGTTTTGGATGTGGCACCGGGAAATTCTTTCCAGTTTTTGGAGAGTGCCATATTTGGTGGTCTCCTTTGCCATACCTTACAAACTCACAACCGTTTGCTTTAAGCTCCTTGATTAAGTCTCTTGAGTGCATGCTATCTCCTTTCGTCTTAATCTGAGACTATTATACACACGCATACACACAAAAGCAAGAGATTAATCACAAAATCACAAAATATTTTGCAAATATTTTTCGGCAAAAGGTACTCCTGAGGGGACTCCCCTTTCCACGGGGTTTCGGGCGCGCGGTTTTCGACAGTTTTTTGACATCTTAGGCATCATCATCTTTTTAAGGTTTTTGGATTTTTGGCAGGTTTGGCATGGATAATTTATTTGACTTAAAACTCAATATAAATCAGATCGCCGAACTAGTCGGAATGCACCGTCAAACCGTATCACAACGGGTTGCAGGGCTTACTCCTGCCATTGGCAGTAACTCCAAATTAAAGCTCTATGCACTATCTGATTTAATTAAAATTGGACTTGCCGAAAAAATGACGGCGGATGTTGATAGCTTGTCGCCCGTTGAGAGACGAGCATTTTGGCAGGCGGAAAACGAAAGGCTTAAATATGAGCGAGACACCGGCGAATTGGTGCCGGCGTTTGAAGTTGCTCAAGAGATGAGTTTTTTGGCTAAGGCTGTAGTGCAATCACTTGATACTTTGCCGGATATTTTAGAGCGCGATTGCGGATTGCCACCAGCGGCATTAATGCGAGTGCAGCAAGTTATTGATGATTTGCGAGACCAGATGGCCCAGCAAATACAACAAAACAATGACGGGCAAGAAAATAATAATATCGATGAGGTCGATTAACCATGTTTGCATCAGCTAAAGACATCCGCCGTGATGTTGCTAATTTGGTTAAGGCACCTCGCAGAATGAAAGTATCTGAGGCGGTCGCAGAATATATGCGTGTGCCGGTTGGCGGTGGTAACTCCATAAAATGGGATAAAAACACAGCGCCTTACATCCTTGAACCTATGGACTGCTTAAACTCTCGTGAGTATGACGCCGTTATTTTTGTTGGGCCTGCTCGAACAGGTAAAACAGTTGGTTTGATTGATGGGTGGATCACGTACTCAATTATTTGTGATCCATCTGATTTTTTACTTGTGCAGTTGACACAAGAAAAAGCAAGCGAACACAGTCGCAAACGCTTAGACCGCACTTTTAGATGCTCCCCCGAAATTGCAAAAAGATTAAGTCCACGCAGTAACGACAATAACGTACATGACAAATATTTTCGCGCCGGCAACCTGTTAAAAATTGGTTGGCCGTCTATCAACGTATTGTCATCATCCGACTACAAATACGTTGCGTTAACCGATTACGACCGATGGCCCGATGATGTGGACGGCGAGGGTGATGGATTTAGTTTAGCGTCCAAGCGGACAACGACATTTATGAGCGCCGGCATGACGCTTGTAGAGAGTTCGCCAGGCAAAGATATTGTTGACATAAAATATCACCCGAAATCAACACACGAGGCACCGCCGACAACCGGCATTTTGTCTCTATATAATCGTGGCGACAGACGTAGATTTTATTGGCAATGCCCTACTTGCTCCGAATGGTTTGAACCATCAATGGCTAACATGGTCGGTTATCGTGATGATACCGATTATGTCAAGGCATCGGAAAAAGCTCGGCTGCAATGCCCACACTGCCAAACTCTGATCGACCCTGACAGAAAGCGCGCATTAAACATTGGCGGCAAGTGGTTAAAAGAGGGGCAAACGATAGACAAAGACGGTGTGATACATGGCGAGGGCAGAAACTCCCGTATCGCATCATTTTGGCTAGAGGGCCCTGCCGCCGCTTATCAAACATGGGCGCAGTTGACTTATAAACTACTCAATGCAGAGCACGAATTTGAGATGACCGGCAGTGAGGAAACCTTAAAAGCGGTAACCAATACTGACTGGGGATTGCCTTATTTGCCACGCTCCGCACTTGAGCAACGCCGATCTGACGAGCTTATGGAGCGGCGCGAAGAAACCGAAAAAAGAACGGTACCTTATGGGTGCCGTTTTTTATTGGCTGCGGTTGACGTACAGGGTGGGCGGAATCGTCGCTTTGTAGTCCAAATTGTTGGCTACGGCGAAAATAGCGAGCGGTGGCTCATTGATCGATACAACATCAAATCATCAATGCGGGCCAATGCTGACGGTGAGTGTCATCCTATTGACCCGTCCGCCTACCCTGAGGACTGGGATTTGCTTATTAGCGATGTACTCAATAAGCAATATCGTATTGAGGGGCTAGACGGTGGGTTTATGCCAATCCTTGCAATGGCGGTGGATAGCGGCGGTGAGGACGGTGTAACAGATAACGCCTATAAGTTTTGGCGTAGATGTAAACGTGATGGATTATCTAAGCGCGTCTATCTCGTCAAAGGTGACAGCACTCGCCGTCAAAAACTTATTACGCGCACTTATCCTGATAATACCTCTCGTTCAGACCGGCACGCTAAAGCGCGCGGTGATGTGCCGCTGTATTTGCTCCAAACAGATCAACTCAAAGATCGAATTAGTAACGCATTAAGTCGTGAGACTGTTGGGGCTAATTATATCCATTTTCCGGCATGGCTTGGGGAGTGGTTTTTTGATGAGCTGACCTACGAGGAGCGCGGACAAGACGGCAAGTGGCGCAAACCAGGGAAAGGCAACAATGAGGCGTTTGACTTATTTTGCTATGCCCATGCAATCGCTATTTTGCGAGGTTATGAGCGCATTAAGTGGGGTGATGAGGATAACGTCCCTTACTGGGCGAAACTCCCACACTTAAACCCCGAAGTGATCCGAAAAGAGACAACCGCACCGGAAGAAGAGATAGAAAGTGCGGTAGAAATTGAACAAGTAAAACCGCAACCGCAACCGAAAACTAAAGCGAAAAGTAATTGGTTAAACGGTGGTGGAAGTAAGAAAAAAGGTGGGTGGCTGTGATTTACGACAAAGACGAGCTCGAAGAAAAAATACGAGCTCTTGATGAAAAGATCGAGAACGCCCAAAGCCAAGTGAGTTTTAACGGGCGATCGGTATCTTACCAAGTGTCCGAATGGACTAAACAACGGGATCGCTATCAACAAATGCTAAATGAGTTGCTGGCGGAAACAAGACAGCGCGTTAAACGCCACAGAATCAAATATGCGAGATTTTAAATGATGGGAATAGTAGATAAAGCGATTGCCGCAATCTCGCCTAAATGGGGCGCACAGCGAGCGAAAAACCGTTATGTGATGAATGCGTATGAGGCGGCTATGCCAAATCGTACACACAAAGCAAAACGCGAAAGCCAAGGTGCGAACATATCGACCAAACAAAGTGCGGTTAGTTTGCGAGAGCAAGCGCGGGCATTAGACCAAAATCACGATATTGTGATCGGCATCTTGGATAAGATGGAGGAGCGGGTTATTGGGTCACGTGGCATCCACATTGAACCACAACCGCTAAATTTAAGTGGTGATGTTGATGAGGATTTGGCAGAGCAAATCCGCAAAAAATGGGCGGAATGGTCGGTGCGACCGGAAGTTACCGGACAATTTACCCGCCCAGAACTTGAGCGGATGTTGTTGCGAACATGGCTCCGTGATGGTGAGGTATTTATCCAACTTGTGCGCGGATCTGTGGCGGGGCTGAATCATAGCACCGACATTGCATTTAGTCTTGAGGCACTAGAGCCTGATTTTGTGCCGATGAATACGTTAGATTCCGCAAATCTTATTCAAGGGATCGAGCTTAACGCGTGGCGTCGCCCTGTCTCTTACCGTGTTTACATGGATAACCCACAAGAAAATAACCGCACTTACGGGCGAGTTAAAACAGTGCCGGCGGAAAATATGTTGCACCTTGCGTTTAAAAAACGCTTGCACCAGTTGCGTGGCGTATCGATGTTGCACGGTGTGATTATCCGACTTGCCGACCTCAAAGACTACGAGGAGAGCGAGCGTGTGGCCGCACGAATTGCCGCCGCCTTTACGATGTACATCAAAAAAGGTGATGCCGCTATCTATGGGGATAATGAGGATTATAGTGCAGACAGTCCGGAGCGAGATTTTGAGATTGCTCCCGGTGCAATCATTGATGATTTAAAGCCTGGTGAGGACATCGGGTTAATCAACTCAAACCGCCCTAACGTTAACCTTGAAACCTTTAGAAACGGTCAATTAAGAGCAACGGCAGCCGGTACTCGCTCCAGTTACTCAAGCATTGCCCGTGACTATAACGGCACTTACTCAAGCCAACGCCAAGAGTTGGTGGAGAGCTTTGAGGGTTACTCCGTTTTACAAGATACCTTTGTTGCACATATCTCCCGCCCAATCTACCGTGAATGGCTAAAAATGGCGATTGTCAGCGGCGAAATTGAGGTGCCAGTCGATATTGATCCAGCATCACTTTATAACGCTGTTTATAGCGGCCCTGTGATGCCATGGATCGATCCGACAAAAGAGGCGCAAGCCTGGAAAGAGCGCATCAAAGGCGGATTAGCAACCGAAAGCCAAGCAGTACGAGCAAGCGGTAGCAACCCGGCAGAAGTTAAACGCAGACGTAAAGTTGAGGTGGACGAAAACCGAGAATTAGGGCTGAAGTTTGACACGGATTTAACTAACACAGGTACGACAAATGAAAAAACAAAAGATGATTCTGTCGCCAATGGCGATGGCAGCGAACGTGACAAAGACGAATAACCAGTCTTGGTACTCAATCAAAGCCAAAGCCAACGACACGGCGGAAATCTCAATTTACGATGAGATCGGATATTGGGGTATTACTGCTAAGAGCTTTTCGAAAGATCTAAAAGCGCTTGGCAACAACCTCAAACAAATCAATCTACACATCCACTCACCCGGTGGTGATGTTTTTGATGGCATCGCTATTTACAACTTGCTAAAAAATCACCCGGCAAATGTCACTGTTTACATTGACGGATTGGCCGCAAGTATGGCAAGCGTGATCGCGATGGCGGGGAACGAAGTCATTATGCCTGAAAATGCAATGATGATGATCCACAAACCTTGGGGAATCCAAGGGGGCGATGCTGAGGATATGCGCAAGTATGCTGACCTATTAGACAAGGTCGAAAATACGCTAATCCCTGCTTACGCAAACAAAACAGGAAAAACACCTGAAGAATTAGCAGAAATGCTATCAGCAGAAACTTGGCTCAACGGTAAAGAATGCGTTGAACAAGGCTTTGCTGACAAACTAGCCGAACCACTTGTGGCGATGGCGTCTATTAAATCACGAAAATTAGAGGACTTTGAAAATATGCCAAAAGCAATGAAAGACATGTTGTTTAAGCCACAAGGCAACGCGGGCACTGCCGCACCACAAGCAACACCAACCGAACCGGTAAATCAAGCGCCAACAGCTCCGGTAGATAACACCGCACAAGTGCAGGCGGAATTAAATAAACGTAACGCCGACATTAAAGCCGTATTTGCGCCGTTTGGCACAACTCACAATGATTTGTTGGTGGAGTGTTTGGGTGATTTATCAATTACCGCAGAGCAAGCCAAAGACAAATTATTAGCAAAACTTGGTGCAGGCACAACACCAAGCGCAACCGCAACGCCTTACGCAGGTAACGGCAACATCGTTGGCGACAGTGTGAAACAAGCTTTGTTAGCCCGCGCAGGTATCGACAAAGACAAAGCAGATACCAAAGACAATGCCTACAACGCAATGACCTTACGTGAGCTTGCTCGTGCGTCATTGGTCGATCGTGGCATTAGCGTATCGGGTCAAAATGCAATGAGCATGGTTGGCTTGGCATTTACCCACTCAAGCTCTGACTTTGGCCAAATCTTAATTGATGTGGCGCACAAATCATTGCTTAAAGGTTGGGAAACCGCAGCGGAAAACTTTGATCAGTTTACCTCTCACGGCACATTAACCGACTTCCGCCCGGCGAAACGTGTTGGATTGGGTGACTTCGGCTACTTGCCTCAAGTCGGTGAGGGTGAGGAGTACACCTACGGCACAATCGGCGATGAGGGTGCTAGCGTTGCATTAGCGACTTACGGGCAATTATTTAGCATTACCCGTCAAGCAATCATCAATGACGACATGAACTTGTTGACAAAAATCCCCGAAAAAATGGGGCAAGCTGCACGTGCGACAATCGCTAAATTAGTGTTTGCGTTATTAACCGGTAACGCGATTGCACAAGACGGCAAAGCATTATTTGACGCATCACACAAAAACACTTTAACCGGTGCCGCATTAGACGTAACCAGCATTGATAAAGCGATCCAAATTATGAATGGCTTTGTTAACGCTCGCGGCGAGCCATTGGCGATTGAGCCTGAATTTATGTTGTTGCCAACATCACTTTATACCCGTGCTAAACAAGTTTTAGGCTCGGCAAGTGTTGAGGGCGCAGATGCTAACTCCGGTATCATCAACCCAATCCGCGATATTGTGCCGGCGCTTAAATCCGCACGTTTACAAGTCGCCGATCCGAAATCTTGGTACTTAATCAACAAAGAGGCTATTGAGGTCTCCTATCTTGACGGTATCGACACGCCATACATTGAGCAACAAAACGGCTTTACTGTTGATGGTGTATCTACCAAAGTGCGCATTGATGCCGGTGTTAACGTGATTGACTACCGTGGCATTGTTAAAGTTACCAATAAGTAACTTACAACTCCCTAAATAACGACCGCACTTTTAGACGAAGTGCGGTTTTTTATTATCAAAATTAAAGGATCATTAAATATGTCTAAAAATTACGTACAAGACGGAAACACCGTGCGTTTTACCGCTGCTGCTGCCGTAAAAAGTGGCGATGTGGTGATGTTAGAAAACCTTGTGGCGATTGCTATTGCTGATGTTGACAAATCCTCTGTTGGCGTTGGTTTGACTACCGGTGTATTTACGGTCAAAGCAAAAGCGGCAGACGACATTAAACAAGGTGCGATTGTTTACTGGTCTGCAACTGATGGAGCAACCACCACCGCAGGCTCTAACAATCGCTTAGGCATTGCATGGCACGCAAGCGGTGCGACCGTGGAAACTGTCGATGTCAAGATCAACGCTTAGTCCGTTTGATGACGCGTTAGCACAGGCGGACAAAGTCATCACTGATGTGATGATGTCCGTCTATGTTATCAACGGCAAAAAATACAAAGCGGTGCTTGATGAGAGCCCAAAAGTGATGGGCGGAAATTATAGCGAGGACTACTTAATTAACGGTACGGCTCGCACGCTAACACTTTTCCGATCGTCCGGCTACAAACCGAAACTTGGCGACATCATCACGACAACAACCACGGAATACGTTGTGCGTGGTTTTAGTTTTGAAGATGGAAAGATCGTGTTGCAGTTGGAGTAAATATGGCCGTCAAGATCGAAGGAATGGCAACATTGCAGGCAAATATTGAAAAATTAGCCAAGCAAGCGGTGCCCAAAGCGGTGGCGAAAAGTATTAATCGGGTGGCGCGAAACGCCATTAAACACGGAACAAAAACCGTGTCGAAGGAAGTCAAAGCGCCAATGAAATTAATTCGGAAACGAACTCAGTTGGTTCAAAAAGCCACAGTGCGCCGACCAGTCGCTAAAATCCGTGTCAATCGAGGGAATTTGCCTTTAATCCGATTGTTGGAAGATCCGCGCAACCGGGTAAACATAGGAAAGGGGCTGATTCGAATCGGTCAACATCGAGTTCAGCGCGGTTTTATCCAAACTCTGTCTAATGGTCGACGGCAGGTGATGCAACGCCGAGGCAAAGCCCGTTATTCCATTGATGTAGTGAAAATCCCGCTTGCCGCACCTTTAACCAATGCGTTTCATCATGAGCTGAAAGATTATTCGGAACAGGTGAAAATTGAACTGGCGAAAGAATTAAGCACTGTTTTCCGAAAATAAGGGGAGAGAAATGCAAATCCATAAGCAAATTCGGCATCAAATTTTTGATTTACTCAATAACAATATAACGGGCGTCGAGAATTATTATTCTGGGCGCCCGTTGTTTATTGATATCGATCAGGAAAAGTCGGCAATTGCGATTTTTCTGGATGAAATTTCGTGCGAGCCACTGGATCTCTGTCATCACGAATATACCGCAGTCTTAAACATCGCGATTTATTTGAAAACTGCTGTAGGCGACGACGCATTAGATGAGATTGCCGAACAAATCAAACAACGGTTGGAAAGTGCCATAGCCAATGAAGAATTAGCGGAAACGATTTCCGAAATTGACTTAATGAGCTATGAATATGAACAAGATACGACAAATCGGACTTGGTTTGTTTCCAACCTCAAATATCAAATCAAATACGAGGATTAAATATGCCAACACAAACAACCTCTTTTCAGGGGACTAAATTTTATTTGGGCGTAGGCTTAAATGAGGGCAAGGCAGTTACCGCTGCAACCGTAAAACCGAATGCAACAATTACTGCAACCGGCCATGGTGCAAAAACTGGTGACTTTGTAAAAATTACCGGACTTGGTGCATTAGATGGTTTTTATCCTGTGAAATCTATTGCAACAGATAAAATCACTCTTGCTGATGAGGTCGATTGGAGCGGTCAAGATGCGCCAACGGATTTTTCATCCGCAAAAGTGGCTGTCGTTAAATGGTCATCTAACTTTTGTGCTATTAAACAAATTGAAGGTGATGGTGACACTCTCGGCGAGGAGGATATTACAACAATGTGCTCCGAGGGGACAGAGACTGAGGCAGGAGAGATTGAATATGGTTCAATCAAACTTACTTTTTTCTACGCCCCTGCAACACCAATGCAACAAGATTTGCGTAAAAAATTCTATGCCAAAGAAACTTTCCCTTGGATGATGATCTTAAAAAACGGTCAAGGCTCTCTTTACGGCACTGGATTTATCCAAACCTCACCTAATTTTAGTGGTGAAGTGAAAGGTAAGTTCGATTCAGGTGTCACTATTAAGAAAGCGAAACGTGATTATCACTTACCGGTATAGCCACAGAGTGCAGTAAATTTTGACCGCACTTTATAAAAATAAAACCCCGAAAGCAGCGAACTCTCGGGGTTTTTCATTCCATCAATACGAAAAAGGAATCATTGTGGATGCAAATATTTTAAAAGTTCTTTTAAAGATAATCAAGGAATTGCTTATGAAATATTCAATTTGGCAAATCGCTTTTGCTTTCTCCATACCTATATTCTTTTGGGTGTCTGCTGATTTATTAAGAGCAATTATTGAGCTCATTCGATTGTTTAATTAAATAAGGATAAAAATAATGAATTTACGCGAAAAACTGTTAGCCAACAAACCGAAAGTTACTCCGATTGATATTAACGGAGAACGTTATTTCATTCGTGAGTTTACCGTCGGAGAAATGAACAACGCCTTATATGGGCAGCAGCAAGCCTTAATTAAAATTGCCGAAGCACAAGGTATTACGCTTGATTTTAGCGACGAAAAGCAACTCACCGAGCAACTGGCAAAAATCTACGATCCAAATCGCTTAACCCGCACCTTAGCTATTCGCCTTTGTGATGAAAACGGCGTTAATTTATTTGATGCGGAAAATGAAGACGATTTAACCGCACTTTCCAAATTGGATAAAACGGTATTTGAACAGCTCACTCAAGCCATTTCCGAGCTTGAGCCAAAAAACTCACCGAGCGCCGAAGATTCCAACTAACCCTGTCTTTGGCGCTGGGAAAAACGCTGGAAGAAATTGAGCAAATACCGGAAAACCATTTCACCGAATATCTGTTATTTTACCGCGAGCAACCTTTCGGGCTTTGGCGTGAAGATTACCGCACCGCACAAATTAGCCACCTGTTGGCGACGATAAACTGCGATCCGAAGGCTAAACCGCATGAACTCTCGGATTTTATGCCGTTTTATAAAGAAAGTGCGGTCGAAAATGAAGAAGAAGAAGATGACGGCGTTACTAAGTATTTAGCGAATCGTTAAACTCGGCTATTAGCCCTTTGATTATTGAATTTTCTTCTCGTGTTGCTCGGTTTTGTTTGCTGCATGGCTGGATTTTTAAGTTTTCATCCAGTCTTGCGGCGATATATTCCGCATTGCTGCTGATTAGTTCATTTTTGCTCAATAGCCACTGCATGAATTGTTTTTTCATAGATGTTCTCTGTTTATTAAAGGTGCGCCGAGAATATCTATGAAAGAAAGTGCGGTCGAATTTTGTTGTGTAGATCCGCGATCTACGTCTAAAAATTGAAATAATTTCAGTTGAAAACTTACAGAAAGTATTAAGGTGTCTTAGAATGTGCGAGCTTTATCACGCAAATAAAAGGAACCTAAAATGAAAAAATTGTTATTGATTGTAACCGGTTTGATGTTGACAGCTTGTGGAGACGATATTGTTAGCATTGATGACAGAGGCGTTTTATTTTTTGGGAATTTAGATATACAAGAGTTATCAAAAAACAAGCAATTCTCCTATGCAAGCATTATGTTATCTGATACACAGGGAATGGGTGATCTTAAATCAATTGATTTAAATATAGTTGGAGAAAAGTCTGAAAGTAAATGTTTACGCGATACGGAGATCTTGATTAATAACAAAAGATTGCAGCCAATTACTGTAAAATTAGAAGAAAGACGTGAGAAAGAACTATCTTATAGAGCTAAATATTCATTTAGTGCATACCTTGAATTTTTTGCGAAAAATAACAAAGTTATGATTAGTAGTTGTGGCATTAATCATGTTTTGACCGAGGATGAAAAGGGCGGTCTAGCAAGAATTGCTAGGGCATGGCTAAAATTTACAGATAAAAAATTATAGGTGGGAAATGCTTGTGAATCCCTGTGTTGTGATGTAATATAATCACAACAAAAAAAGAGAAATCATATGATCAAAAGTTTTAAGCATAAAGGATTACAACAATTCTTTGAGAAAGGAGTTACAAAAGGGTTACGCGCCGATCATTTAAGAAAAATTGGCGGTATTTTGGATCTGATTGATCGTTCATCTCAAGTAGAAGATTTCCAAATGTTGTATCAATGTCACGCACTTAAAGGTGCTCGTCAAGGGATTTGGTCAATGACTGTTTCTGGAAATTGGCGAATCACATTTGAATTTATCAATGGCGATGCTTATATTTTGAACTATGAAGATTATCATTAGGAGGAGCAATGAGAAAACCAACCCACCCCGGCATTATTTTATTTGATGGTTTTATTGAACCACACAATATTTCGGTAACCAAATTGGCCAAACACCTCGGGTTTTCACGCGAAACTATCTCTCGTTTAATCCACGGAAAGGCACCGATGACGGCCAATATTGCCCTGGCGCTTGAAGATGCAGGTATTAGTACTGCGAAATTATGGCTTGGACTACAATCTACCTATGACGTTTGGGAATTAAAACAACAGCGTCAATCAACGATTAAACCGTTTGATTTTGGTAGTGTAGCGTTGGCTTAGAGATTTTATAAGGCTCAAGGTATAAGGATGACATATGAATATATTTAGAGAATTATTTGATACCGTCATTTGGGGGGTAAAAATGTATGTTGCAGTCCTACTATACTTTATTGTGCTTCCGGTTGTTGCGATGATTATTTTTTCGCTTTATTCCAGTGGACAGCTTTGGTCAAACGTCATTGGCAAACTTTTAATATTTGTTATTTTTACTATTGTTGGTTCTATTTTGTATGGTGTAATTTTAGGGATTGTTCAATTCAAACAAGAAGAACGTTTAAAAAAGACAAAAGCAAAGATGGAAGAAAAACATAGCAAGGTTCGTTACGTTATTATTAAATAGTTAAATTCAGACTTAAAAAAAGCCCGTCAAAACGGGCTTTTTTTATGGGAGAAAATCAATGTCAGGTTCGCTAGGTCAATTAAATATTCAACTTTCACTTGAACAAGCTGTTTTTCAACAAAACATAGCTAAGGCTCAACAAAATGTTCAACGATTTGCTCAAAATGCCTCAAAATATATTAATAGTGTTGAATTTGACAAAGCAGCACAAAGAGCCCGTCAGTTTTCTGAACGCACAACACAATATTTGAATAATATTGAAAAAGCGGCATTAAGTATTAATTCCCGTACTAAATGGCAATTTTTAGATCTACTCGGGAATTTTGCTGCTGGCAAAGCCCAAGCTGTTATTGGCTATGCCGAATCGTACACTCAATTAGGCAATAGACTCCGCTTAGTTACTGAAAATAGCCAACAATTAACGCTGGCAACTGAAGCTGTTTTTGATATTTCCTCCCGCACTGCTCAATCAGTCTCTGCAACATCACAGGTTTATCAACGCTTTGCGCAGAATGCAAATGCTTTAAATATTGATTTGTCACAAGTGGCTACTTTAACGGGAACTGTATCAAAAGCTGTTGCTATTTCAGGTGCGAGTGCCAGTGCTGCAGAAGCCGCATTAACACAATTTGGACAGGCGCTTGCCAGTGGCGTTTTTCGCGGAGATGAATTTAATTCTGTTATGGAACAAACGCCTGGGTTGGCCACAGCTATTGCTAAAGGATTAGGGGTTACGACAGGCGAATTGCGCATAATGGCAGGAGAAGGTAAATTAACTGCTAAAGTTTTAATTGAAGCATTAGAAAAAGCAAGAGATTCCGTAGATAAAGATTTTTCTAAGCGCGTTTTATCATTAGGGGATGCCTTCACTAATTTACAAACAGCCGCGATTAAAACGACCGGACAGTTAGATCAAAGTTTAGGGATAACGACAAAGCTTGCTCAAGGCGTTGATTTCTTATCGCAACATTTAGAAGGAGCGGCCTCAGCGGCGACAATTCTGCTTACATCGTTATCAGTTTCTAAACTGTCCCAATTTACGATAGAAAAAAGCAAGGCAACAATTGCCACAGCAAAACACACCAATGAGCTTTATAAAGAAGCGCAAGCTGTCTATACTCAAACTCAAGCATTAAGAGTTCAAGCTCAGGCAGACATGGAAAGATTACATGCTGAATTGCAATTAGCTCAAAGTGAAAAAACACGATTCGCCTTAAGAGAACGGTTAAATGCACAAAGTCAACGAGTGATTGCATTAGTGCGACAAGAAGCGGATGCTAAACGCCAGCTTGCTGTTGCAACTTCATTAGCTGGACAGGCATTAAACGGTCTGAAAGGAATTATGGCGTTGCTTGGCGGCCCAATTGGTGTTATTACTCTTGCCGCCGGTGCCTTATTTTACTTCGGGCAACAAGCCAAAGAAGCTCGTGCGGCGGCGTTGAACATGACCGATGTAAACAATCAGCTTGCCGAAAGCTATGATAAATTAAGCGATGCGGCACTCTCTCTCAAAATTACCGAACAACTTGATAAAATCAAAGATCAGTATAAAGAAATTGAAAAACTTCAAGCCGAAATGTCAACCCGTCAAGTTGGAACCGATTTTGATGGTTTCCAAGTTGGCGGCGGATTAGATGAAAAAGAAGTTAATGAATTTCTAAATAAAATTTCTGTCGCTCAAGAAAAAGCCGAAAAGATGAAGCAGGTTGTTGACAACATGCTTTCATCTATGGGACAAAGTTTCTTGCGTTCCGGTAAAAACGTTGAGGAATTAAAGGAAAAATTCAGATTACTTGGCATTGACGGCGAAACGGCGGATCGGGTTATTTCAGGTTTACAAAATAACTTAGGTAAAGTTGGCGAAAGTGCAGAGGAAGCAGCAGATAAAACCTTGGATTTGAGCGAAGCCATGAAGAAGCTCAATGATAAATCTACAACCTTGGCGCAAAAACTGGAAGTAGCTAAACTCAAACAACAAGGGCAGGCAAAGTCCGCGTATGTTTTGGCAGGGCTTTATGAGTTGCTTGGCAAAGAAGGGGCGCAATATAACGAGGTGCTAATAGGCATTGCCACCGGTACCATTACGGCCGCAAATGCGGCGGATAAAGCGGTCGGATTATCCGTTGAAACCTTGAATAAGATTCTGGAAGGCAAGGCATTATTAGAAAAGAATTTTGCTAATGAAACCGCCATTACGACCATTGAAACGAATATTAAAGGAACTAAATCTTCCGAAAACGCGCGCGACAGCTGGCTCAGTTTTTACGATGAAATTCGCAAGAAAAGCAGTTCCAGCCTTGGTGAAATCGAATTGGAACAGGCGCGAATGTTCCAGCGTTTGGAAGAACACAACAAAAAAGGCGTAGTGACGTATCAGGAATATGAAACGGCAAAAACTGCCATTGCCGAACGCTTTGCCCGTCAACGGTTGGAGCTTGCCGGTAAGTATGCGCCGGAGAAACTGCTGAAAGCGAATTTGAACGATGATTTAAAATCCATTCAAGAGCTTTATAGCGCAGGGCAACTCAATCAGGCGGAAGCTGCAAAAGCCGCACAACGGGCACAGTTTGATTATGCGCAAAGTGTGTCGCAAAGTGCGGTCGATCCGTTGGCGCAATTTCGGGCGCAGTTCGATTCGAATCAGGAAATCGAAAACCAACGTACGCGCGATTTAGCGTTGCTTGAAGCAATGCAAAGTGGTAATGAGCAGAAATTGTTGTCGGAAGAAGAATATCAGCAACGCCGACAGCAAATCATGGACAAATACGATAATCAACGCCGTCAATCTGAGCTAGATTATTACGGGCAATCCGCCCAAATGATGAGTTCCGCATTCGATACGATGGCAGGCGTAATGGAAAATGCAGCGGGTAAGCAATCCGGCATTTATAAGGCGATGTTTGTGGCGTCCAAAGCATTCGCTATTGCCGAATCGGTGATTAAGATACAACAGGGTATCGCTAATGCGTCCTCCTTGCCATTTCCTTCAAATCTGGCAGCAATGGCAAGTGTAGCGGCGTCAACAGCGAACATTATCTCAACCATTCAAAGTGTGAATATGAAATTTGCCACTGGCGGTCATGTACAAGGTCCTGGCACCGGCACAAGTGATTCAATTCCAGCTTGGCTGTCTAACAATGAATTTGTTATGACATCTCGTACTGTGGATCACTACGGTGTCGGTTTCATGAACGCGCTGAATCAACGCAAACTGCCTAAATTTGCCCACGGTGGGCTGGTTGGCGGAGGTGGTTCACCGAGCTATCCCGGCATACTGTCGAATCATGGTGGTGGAGATATGAATAATGACATCACAATCACGATCCACATCGACAACAATGGCAACGAAGAAACAACCACTGAACAAAAGGCGCAACAAGGCAAACAGCTCAGCGACTTGATTACTGAGAAGGTGGTGGAAGTTTTACAAAAAGAACGCCGTCCAGGCGGATTATTAGCGTAGGTGGATCATGACAATTAAAACTTTACCTTGGTGTCCAATGCCAGGCTATACCGTGGAAAATGAACCGCGCCGAAAAGTTACTCAATTCGGAGATGGTTACAGCCAGAGAATGGTGGATGGATTAAACCCTCTATTGCGGAAGTACAACATGACGTACAAGCTAAATCATAAAAGTGCGGTCGAATTAGACCGCTTTTTTATTGAGCATTGTGGTATTAAGGCATTTTTATTTCGTGAGTATGAAAATAGCGAGTTAATCAAGGCTATTTGTCCAAAATGGTCTAAAACAGTAACTAAGAGACACACAGAAATTAACTGCACATTCGAAGAGGTTGTTTGAGATGCCTAAACCACTACCAGCAGAAATGCGCGCAGAACTGTTTAAACTGGAGCAAGGTGCGCTGATCGAACTATGGGAAATTGACTTGCGCCATATCCCAAGCAATGCCGATCCTGATGTTAAAGGCGAGATCTACCGTTTTCACAACGGCGTAAGCCAAACGCGGGAGAATATTTGGTGGCAAGGTAAAGAGTACCAAGCCTACCCGATAAAAGCGGACGGTTTTGAGATTAGCGGACAAGGGCCAAGCAACCGCCCAACACTTGCGGTATCAAACCTCTACGGCATTGTAACCGGCATTGTTGCATACTTTGGGCAAGGTGTCGGCGGCAAGGTAACACGCCATCTTGTGCTGGCGGAATATTTGGATGCCAAAAACTTTCCGGGCGGCGTAAATCCAACGGCAGACCCAAGACAAGAAAGCGTAAGTTACTACATCATTGAGCAATTAAAATCACTTGATGATAAGCGTGCCGTTTTTGAGTTGGCATCACCGGCGGAAACGGATAACGCAAAAATCCCGTTATTGATGATTACCTCCGATACTTGTATTTGGCAATATCGTTCCCCTGAGTGCGGTTATACCGGTGGTCCGGTGGCTGACGAATTTGACAATCCAACAAGCGACAAAAAAAAGGATAAGTGCTCACATTGCATAAGAGGTTGCAAATTGCGCTTTGGCGAAAATGCGATTTTGCCTTTTGGTGGATTTCCAAGCACCACACAATACGGTAACTAATCATGATTGATGACAAGTTAAAACAAGAGATATTGGCACACGCCGAACAATGTAAACCGCAGGAATCTTGCGGTTTTGTTGTTTTTGACGGTCGGCAAAATATCTATATCCCATGTGTCAACGTATCTCCCGACCCAATCAATTATTTTGAGATTGCGCCGGAAGAATTTATCGCAGCCGAGGAAATTGGGCATATTGTCGCCCTCGTCCACTCTCACCCCGATAGTGACGAGGAAAAGGGATTGCCCTATCTCTCAACAGCCGACCGTGAATGCCAAGTGCGGTTAGATTTGGATTTTTGGTTAGTTGTTGGTGGAGAGATTAAGCAGTTTCGCAATATCCCACCACTCCTTGAGCGACAGTTTGAAAACAACAAACAAGACTGCCGAAACATCGTATTGGATAGCTATATGTTGTCCGGCATTGATTTAGACGACAAGTCAGAATATCCGTTTGACTGGTTTGAATCCTCCAATCTGTACGAGGAAGGATTGCAACGATGCGGATTTTACAAGCTAATGCAAGAGGACGATGTACAGCTTGGCGATGTCGTCCTAATCCAAGTCGGCGCTGATGTGGCTAATCATGCCGGGGTTTATTTAGGTAACCAAATGATGATACACCACAGTGAGGATAGATTGTCTGTGCGCGTACCGTACAACGGATTTTGGCTCAAGCATACTCACTCAATATGGAGATTTAAAGATTGGTACAAGTTAAATTTTACGGCGATCTTAAACGATTTGCAGATAGCCCGATAGAGTTAGAGGTTAGCAATTTTAAAGAGCTGATGAGCGGTCTGTTTACGCAGATTAAGGGGCTTAGACAACATATCCGCAAAGGCTATTATAAAGTCCGCTTTGGTAGTAAGTATCTATCCGAAGATCAACTCAAGACAACGCCAATCATTGACCTTAAAGATGGTTGTACGGTGCATTTCACGCCGGTGATTTCTGGGGCGGGGAAAGGTATTGGGGTGGGACAAGTTATTTTAGGTGCAGCACTCATCGCGGCAGCCTTTTTTACTGGGGGCGCATCAATTTCGGCATGGGGGACAGGTGCAACGATGATGGGGGCGATGGGGGCATCAATGGTGCTATCGGGCGCGATGACCTTGCTCACAAAAGTGCCAAATATGGACACAAAATATAACGAGGGCGAGAAGAAACAAAGTACCTCGTTTAGCAATATCAAAAATTTAACCCCTCAAGGCAGACCAATCCCTTTACTGTACGGAAAAATGCTAACAAGTCTTGTGCTTATATCGCAAGGGGTTGAAACGTTTGATGACATGATAGACACAAAAGATCAAACAAAGAAAAACTCAAGACCATTCTTTTTTGGACATTAATTTAGGGGGTCGCTATGGGTGGTAAATCAAAAGGTGGCGGCGGACATACTCCGTACGAGGCGCCGGACTCTTTGCGCTCGGCTCAAAAATTACGCGCAATCGGCCTCATTTCACTTGGTCCAATTAAAGGGCCAGCAAACAAGTGGAAAGACACGTATTTTGACAATACGCCAATCCAAAATGCAAACGGCGTAGATGATAATGATACCGGTAGTTTTAACTTTACAAATACTGAGATCCAATACAATTTGGGATATCAAGACCAAAAACCGTTAGAGGGATTTGAGGCATCTGAGCGTGAAGTCTCCGTTGGAGCGGAGGTAAAGCAACAACATCCTATTACGAGATCGGTGATAGATCCCGATGTTACACGCTTACGTCTGACGATCGGCATAAATGCCTTAATCTCACAAAACGATCAAGGCGATACCAACGGCACATCGGTTGATTTCCAAATTTTAATCAACAACACACCGCGCGGAACGTATCAGATCGAGGGCAAATCATCATCTCGATTTTACCGCAGTTACATCATAGATGATTTACCGCCAAGACCATTTACGGTTACCGTCAAACGCGTGACTGCGGATAGCAAATCTCAACGCTTACAAAATGGCACACATTGGGTAAGTTACACAGAGATTATCGACACAAAATTAAGCTACCCGAATATGGCAATTGTCGGCATCAAGACCGATAGCCGGTACAACCCAAATTTTCCCAACATCAACTTTTTGCTGTATGGGCGGATTATCAAAATCCCGACAACTTACAATCCTGAGACACGCACATACGCACCTGGATTGTGGCGAGGTGATTTTAAAATGGGTTGGACCAATAACCCAGCATGGATTTTTTATGACCTTATCACAGATAAATTAGCTGGTTTAGGTCAGCGCATTGGCGATTATGGCATTGATAAATTTATGCTGTATGAGATTGCCAAATATTGTGATGAGTTAGTCGATGACGGCTACGGTGGCAAAGAGCCTCGCATGGTATCTAACTTATGGATCACCGAGCAACGTGAGGCATACAACGTACTGTCTGATATGGCGTCCGTTTTCCGCGCGATCGCCGTTTGGGACGGCACACAGTTTACCGCAATCCAAGACAGACCGGCTGACCCAGTTTGCTTGTACTCTCAATCAAACGTAAAAGACGGCAAATTTACCCGACAATACGCCGCAGGAAAGGCCATTTTTACCGCGGTTGAGGTTGAGTATGCGGACGAGCGCAACCTATACCAAAAAGCGATTGAGTACGTCGCCGATGATCGTATGATTGCCCGCTACGGCTACAACGTTAAAAAGATGACCGCTTACGGTTGCACATCACGCGGTCAGGCTCACAGATACGGCAAATGGGTATTGGAGACATCACGCCTTGAGCAATGCACGATTACGTTTACCGTTGGCCGACAAGGATTAATGCACTTGCCTGGTGATATTATCGAGGTCGCAGATAACAACTATGCCGGCAAAATTTTGGGCGGCCGAGTTGTTGCAATCAGTGGTAAAAAGGTCACATTAGATCAGCCTGTAGAGATTAAGGGTGAGAGTTATCTAAACTACATCACCGCTGATGGTTTGACAAAAATCAAAATTAAGTCGGTGGATAAATCTAATCCGGCAATCATTGAGCTTGATAGTACGCCGCAAGGGTTGAGTGTTTATGATAACTGGGTACTTAAATCAGGCGTGGTATCAACGCAACTCTACCGCGCTCTCGGCATTACCGAAAATGACGATGGAAGCTATACCATTACCGCATTACAACATGAGCCACAAAAACAGGCTATTGTTGATGGTAGTGCGAGCTTTGTGCCGTCTGTTACTACGGCTCATGGCGCAGGTGTTAACAAGCCAGCCAATGCCGATGTGAGCTTTGGTGATGGCGGCGTTAAATTAACGTGGACGACATCAACAAATCATGGTGCGGTCAAGTATGACGTTAAATTATACCGTAACGGCAATCTATACAGCACTCACTTAGACTTGGATAGTCCGGAGATTAGCTTTGAAAACCTGCCGAGCGGAAGCTATACGGTAGAGATACGCAGCAAAAACCGCGCAGGTCAATTATCCGATCCAATAACTCGTACATTTGAGATTAATCTCAACATTACTCGATTTGTGACTAAGTCCCTATTGTTTGCGATTGAGCTTGATTGGGATTTGCCTAAGACAGCAACCGTCTGGAACTATACTGAGGTTTGGCGTGGCAAAACTAACGAGATTAGCAAAGCGGTTAAAATTGCAACATTGCCATACCCCCAAAATAATTACATTATGAGCGGAGTAAGCCTTAATGATCAGTATTACTTTTGGTTGCGCTGCGGCGATAAAAACGACAACAAGGGTGAGTTTACTGCGGCCGTATTTGGCGAGGCTGACCACAACCCGGATAATCTACTCAATGCAATTGAGGGCAAAATCACTAAATCACACCTTGGGCAAGAATTGATTAACTCGCTCAAAAATGATTTGGATAGTGCGGTGTCTGAAGAGGCAAAAGCACGCACTGCTGCGGTAAATAATGCACTCCAACAAATTAATAACCAAGCGGCCACCACCGGAACAGCAATCCAAAAACTGGAAAAAGCAGATAAAGCCCAAGCTGAGACGATTAAAACCGTAACGGCAAAAGCGGAATCTGCATTATCCGGTATAACTGCTGTACGACAAGCTCAGGCTAACAGCGATAAGGCTAATGCTCAGCAAATAACCGCACTTACCGCACGGATGGGTACCGCGGAAAGCTCAATCGCAAACATCCGTACCGCCAAAGCGGACAAGTCAGAAGTTGCTGGCATTGCTCAACAAAGCCTACGCGCAACATGGCAAGCAGATGCACAAGCTAAGGCAGATAAAGCAAAAACGGATGCAGTAGCCCAAAGCAAAGCTGAAATCGATGTGGTTAGTCGTGCAGTTGCAGGGGTAAACAGCAAATTGTTAGCGACACATACTATCAAGACGCAGGTTGTTGCTGGCGGTCGTACCGCAATTGCGGGTATTGCGCTTGGCGCATCAAGTGACGGCAAAACCGCCGAAAGCTCCGTCATTGTGATGGCTGATAAATTTGGGATTGTGGCTAATGCCAATGATAGCAATGTTAAACAAGTCTTTAGCGTTGCTAACGGTCAAGTTGGCATCCGTGGCGATTTGGTTGTGGCCGGGTCTGTGACGCGTGACAAGTTATCATCAGGTGGTGGTGGGAATCTCCTAGACAACCCTATATTTGCGAATAATGCTTACGGATGGGGCGAAAATAGAGGTAACGGCGCATTAACTGGACAAACTACAAGTCTAGTAAGACGGATGAGTAATAAATTTAGCGGACTGGTTACAAATAGCTCGGTTATGATTGCCGAGGTAAGAGCTAATTCCGCTGTGTCTAGTTGGTGGCAGATTGCAACGCAGACCGTTAGTGTCGATCCTGGTCGTCGGTATTGCTTTTCCGCCTATATGGATGCTTGGGCGTGTACGGGCGAGTTGATGATCCAAGAGATTGCTGGCGATGGTAAATCTTGGGTTAGAGATTTTGCTTTTTCTGGTCGCAAAGGGCGCAGTATTGCCGGTTACTCTCAATCAGGTGCGTTAGAAGAGGGCGACGGAAGCATACAATCAAGCGCTCGTAGCCATGTGTTTTTTACCGCTCCAAGTACTGGCTATATATCAGTTGTTTGTATTATGCGTGATATACAGAAAGCTAGCGTGCTAAAAGTAGCCATGCCAATGCTTGAAGAGTGTACCGAGCACGCAACGGAGCCTAGCCCATGGCAAAATGCAGGTTTAACGGAGGTACATGGCGGAAGCATTATTGCAAACACTATCCGTGGCGACCACATCCAAGCCAACCAAGAGATTAGATCACCAAGAATATCTGGAGGCGAGATTGATATAAGCGGTAATGACGGCATTTTGAGGGTTGGAAGAACCGGTAACTTTTTAGTCCGGGCAAGCTCGCAAGATAGAGGTTTGGTTATGAATAATGACCAGATTATTGTTTATGACGAGCGTGGTAATGTTAGGGTTAAAATCGGGAAACTTATGTAGTTTAAGGAGTAATCATGTCTGATTATGGAGTGGAGATATACGCAGAAAATAAGCGGCGACTTTTTACAAGCCATCAGCGCATCCTGAAATTACAGGGTTTTAGGGTTATCCGAGGGAGTGGCGGCCAAAAAATTGAGCTAAAGCAATACCAACGGCCTTTTTTTATGGTGTCACCAATCAATACAAACATTGTGGCTGGGCGAATCATCGAATTACGGTTTGATCAGGATAGTCAACACGTAATTTTTAGTTCGCCCAACGATCAAGAGTATATTTTGTATTACGGGACTTACTAAATGATCGGAATAGAAATTGATAAATGGGGCTCAAGCATTGACGCCAATTTTAAAAGCTTGGCATTTTTGCGGAAAGGGGAGCTAAATGCAGGTCAGCAAAGCATCACTTGTAATATTGATGAGATTGTTGTCATTCGCGCAGACAACTCTTGTATGGTCAATTGTTACATTGTCAAGCGTAACGGAAATACCGTTACTTATGAAATGCAGATAATCCCAGCCACCGACTTTAGCTTTGATGCGGTTTGCCCTATACCGGTCCCATTTAACCGACCAGATGGGTATAGTCTCAAAGTCGAGTATTTTGTTTTTGGCAGTCCAAGACCCGTTACAGGTCAATATGGGATGGTTGTCTATAACGCTAATGGTGACGTTGTGTTTTCGTCAGAAAACCGATATTTAAACCCTATTGGAGTATCAACCATTAGGGCTGATGGGCGCTGCTCAGGATACCCAGAAGACAGCTCAAACAGGGAAAAATACGGCGTTATGTTACAAATGAGTAATGCCTTTATGGCTCCAGGGCTACAGCGCGGAAATGGCATACGGACGGCCCAAACAGTTATCGCATTCGAGGAATGGAGGTGGGATAGACGGAAAATTGGTATATACATCACCCCAATGTTTATTGAGGGGGGCGGAAGCACTTATCCTTTAAATGGATACATCGATACAATTATCGTAGATTTACGTGGACTTTAATTTTTTTATGGAGTAAAAAATGAAATACATAGACAAAAAAATCGAAGAACCGAGAACAGGTGCAAGCGCAAGCTATCACGTTGTCAGCGGATTACAAACGGAATACACCAGTGGCAATACGTTTGTGACGATCTCGTCTTATGTGTCAAAAGACAAAAAAGACGAGGGAAAAGAGAGTTTAAGCATTAATACGTTTACCATCCCAGGCGTTCCAGGTTGGGACGTAATCCCTTACGAGTGGGCATTATCCGAGCTTGTAAAAGCACAGCCGGAAGATTTTGTGCCGGAGGCATATATGGGGTATGTAAATCCTTACATGTTTGCCGGAGGCAAGGTTAAAGACGCAGATTAG